CCGACGAGAGGAAGGCTCGCGACTTTGCCGACGAGAGGATCAGCAAGTTCGCTGACAAGCTGAAGGCGGACGAGGTCATCGTCTGTCTCTCCGACGACTTCACCAGCTTCCGCAAGGACCGGGTGGACCCAACCTACAAGGGCAACCGCAACGAGGTCGAGCGCCCCATCCACCTGTACGACATCAAGGACTACCTGGCGGAGACCTATACCACCGAGAGGTGGACCGCCCTGGAAGCCGACGATGTCATGGGCATCCTCGCGACAGACCCCACCCGGACCGATGAGAGGATCATCGTGTCCTCCGACAAGGACTTGATGCAGATACCCGGCAAGCTCTACCGCCCGCCCATCTGGCTCCAGGGCCAGCTCATCCGCAAGGGCCAGCTCATGCACATCACGGAGGAGGAGGGCGACCGCTTCCACCTCTTCCAGACGCTCGTGGGCGACGTCACGGACGGCTACAAGGGCGCCCCTGGCGTTGGCCCTCACGCCGCCGAAGCGATCCTCGACGGGATCATGTGGGTCCAGCAGGATCGGACGCTGAAGTCCGGCCCGCGGAAGGGCCTGGTCCTCACCGAGTGGAAGCCCTCCGAGGGCGACTACATCTCCGCCTGGCTGAGAGTGGTGGCGGCCTTCGAGAAGGCTGGTCTCACCGAAGAGCACGCTCTTCAGCAGGCCCGTCTCGCCCGCATCCTGCGGCACGAAGATTGGGACGGACGGTCCCCTAAGCTCTGGACCCCAACCCTCCATTAAGGTGTCAATTACAACACACTAAGATGGAGACGCAGAAGCTCCGGGATTGTGGAAATCCACAGTCACCTGGCACGCCAACTCAGAGGCTCGTGGTTCCCTTGTGCGACCGCGGGCCTCTTCTCTGAGGAGCCATCATTGCGCTTTCCGAACACGGTAGACGACCTCATTGCGTACCTCGACAGGACATTCCCTGAGGTCATCCCGCAGCCGGGGGACAGCCCCGAACAGATTATGCACGCCGCTGGCCAGCGCTCCGTTGTGAGCCACCTGAAGGTCGCGCGTGCCAACGCCAGCAGAGCCCCCGCCCCTCCACGGGAGAGGGGTAGAGGACGCGATGTGCGTAGCTAAGACACCCCATATTGATAGCAGCGATCCGAAAGGGCAGAAGGACCCGCCCATCCTCCGCAACCCCATCCTCGATGGGATGCTGGGCAACATTGCCGCGCTCCGCGGTGGACGCAACGCGCTGAGGATTGACCTCCTCAACCCGCTCGCGATCCCGGTAGGCGGCGGCGTTGGTGGTGGCTTCGGCGGCGGCGGAGGCGGCGGCGGCTCGGGCGGAAGCTCGGGCGGCGGCACCTCTAGCGGTGGGACCTCTCGCAGTGGCAGCTCGGATGGCTTCCGCAGCTCAGGCCCGTCTCGGACCGCGGTCTTCGCCTAATGTCCACTGCCGCGGAGCGCTATCAGCTCCTTCAGACCGACCGGAACTCGGTCCTTAACGCTGCCCGAGCGGCAGCCAAGGTGACCATTCCGGGCCTCATCCCCGAGCAGGGATCATCGAACCCCCACGACAGCACCACGCAGCCTTGGGAGAACCTTGGCGCCCGTGGTGTGAACAACGTGGCAGCCAAGCTGCTGGTCTCGCTCTTCCCCCCGCAGCGGCCCTTCTTCCGTCTGGAGATTGACGCCGACACGGCCCAGCAGATGGGCTCGAAGCTCGGGGCAGCGCAGGACGCCCTCGCCCAGATCAGCCAGAAGGGCCAGCGCCTCATCGAGGCGTCCGGCTCAAGGCCGATGTGGATGGAGGTCTTCCGCCACCTCGTGGTGGCTGGCAACATCGTCCTCTATCACCCCGATGACGGGACCCGGATGCGGGTCTGGCGGCTCGACCAGTTCGTGGTCCGCCGCGATGCCCAGGGCAACTTCCTGGAAATTGTCATCGAGGAAGAGGTCTACCCGTCCGAGCTGGACCCTGAGGTCCTCGCGGCGGTCGGCCTCGACAAGAACACTGAGGACGCCAAAGACGCCGAGCCCGCCGACGCGGAAGAGAAGAAGATCAAGCTCTACACATGGGTGGAGCGGATTGGCGACCAAATCGTCCACTTCCAGGAGATTAACGGCGTCGAGGTTCCGGATAGCCGCGGCACCGCCAAGGCTACCGAGACGGGCTGGCAGGCCCTTCGTTGGCAGGCTGTTCCCGGTTCCGACTATGGCCGCTCGATGGTGACCGAATATGCCGGTGACTTCCTCTCCCTGGAGGAAGGCTGGCAGGCCGTCATCAAGTTCGCCGCGGAAGCGGCCCGCATCATCACCATCGTGGACCCCAACGCGGGCGTCGATGTGGAAGAGCTGGCCGATGCCGAGACCGGCGACCACCTCACCGGCTTCGTTGAGAAGATCAGTAAGCTCGGGCTCGACAAGAGCGCCGACTTCGGGGTCCTCTGGAACGTCCTTCAGGCAATCGAGCGCCGCCTCAGTTCGGCGTTCCTGCTGACGGCTGACACCATCCGTGACGCTGAGCGTGTCACGGCGGAGGAAATCCGGGCCGTTGCCCAGGAGCTAGAGGATGCCTTCGGGGGAACCTACACGGTCCTCTCCGATGAAGCTCAGGCGCCCTATGCGCGCCGCGTGCTGTACATCCTCACCAAGCAGAAGAAGGCCCCGCCGCTCCCAGCGGACGTCACCCCTCAGATTGTCACCGGCTTCGCTGCCCTCGGGCAGAACACCGAAGTCCAGGCCATCGAGGATTGGCTCAAGTTCCTTGTTGAACTCTTCACCCCGAAAGTCGTGGCTGACAAGCTCGACTTCGAGGAGATTGCTCTCCGCACGGGTGAGGGACGAGCCATCACGGACGTTAAGGGGATGCTTCTGGATGCCCAGACGCAAGCCCAGAACAGTGCCGCTGACCAGCAGGCCGCGGTGACCCAGGAGGTTGCCCCCGAGGTGGTCAAGCAGGGCATGAAGTCCCTGGCGGACAATCCACAAATTCAGGAGGCTATTAGTGGCCAAGCCCAACAGTGAAAAGATCAGTGACGCTCACGGTGAGCGTCTTAACGACATCGTCAAGTCGGGCCGTGTGAACACGAGTGTCCAGACCCAGACGGTCGTCGAGGACCGCACGGAGAACCCTGAGGTTCGCCCGATGGTCGAGTATGAAGCCGAGCATCGAGAACTCGATGGCGGCACCAAGCTGACTACCTACATGCACCCGGTCGGGGGCTTCCCTGGCGAAGAGCAGGCTGACGCGTAATGGCCAATGGCGTGGACCAGGTCGTGTCTGAAGAGCAGGGGCTTGACGTTGTCGAGACCCCGCTCGGCTCCAAGGAGTTCCGGGGAGCGGTCGAGCACCGCGACCCGATGGCTCCAGAGCTGAAGCCTGCCCCCGAGGGCGTCCCGGAGAAGTTCTGGGACCCCATCAAGGGTGAGATGCGGACGGACGACCTTCTGAAGTCGTATTCCGAGCTGCAAAAGAAGCTGGGCCAGCCCAAGGGTGACGACGAGCCGAAAGGCGACGACGAACCCAAGGGTGATGATGAGCCCAAGGACGACGAGCCGAAAGGCGACGACGAGCCCAAGGACGATGAGCCGAAAGGCGACGACGAGCCCAAGGACGATGAGCCCAAGGGCGACGACGAGCCGAAGGAGCCCACCGAGGCTGCCCTGGCGTCCGCCGTCGAGGCCGCCCAGGCTGCCTTTGCGGAGACCGGCGAGCTGACCACTGAGGCCCGCGAGCCGCTCAAGAAGCTCGGCATCACGGACGCTCAGATCGACTTCTACATCGCTGGCGTTCAGGCCACCGAGCGGGCGCTTCAGTCCGCCGCGGAGAAGGCTGCCGGTTCCGCTGAGAACCTTACTGCCGCGATGCAGTGGGCCGCCGCTGGTGGTCTCACCCAGAAGCAGATCATGGCCTTCAACTCCCAGACGGGCGACGTAGAAACCATCGGCCCGGCTGTGACCGGCCTGATGGCTGCCTACAAGGCCGCCAATCCGGGCGAAGGCAAGCTCACCAACATCAACTCCGGCCTCAGCGTCGGGGACGTGTACCATCACATGGATGAGTTCCAGCAGGACCTCTCCAAGGCTGACCGCGAGTTCGACAAGGTCGCTCGCAGGAAGGCCATCGACAAGCTCCGCCGCTCGCGCGCAGCGGGGACAGTCAAGAGCCAGCGCCGCTCTCCCTTCGGCGCCTAACTAACCCAAGAAACCAAGAGATAATCCGAGGGCCGTGAGGCCGGACTGCGCGTCCGACAACCTCCGCCAGCGCCAACGGACCTTGAGGCAAGCGGGACGCAAGAAACCCAAACCCCAAGGAAAAAAGTAAGTGTCCAACAGCACTCCCTCTCGTCCAGGTCTTCGCGAAGGCGGCAGCGATCCGCTAGAGCTACTGCTCGACGTTCGCGGTCACGAGGTTCTCGAAGCCTACGCGGCGGAAATCAAGATCGCGGACAAAATCCAGTCGCAGATGCTGGCTGGTGCGAAGAGCGTCAAGTTCCCGGCGTTCTGGAACGCTTCCGTCAGCTACCACACCCCCGGTGTCGAGCTGCTCGGCGGTCAGATCGCGTCTCAGGACGTGACCGTTTCGCCGGACGACAAGCTCGTCTCGGACGTGTTCGTCGCTGACGTGGACGAGGCCCTGTATGACGTCGAGGTTCGCTCGCCGTACACGGGCGCCATCGGTCGCGCTCTCGCGGAGCACTACGACAGCAACGTCGCTCGTTCGATCATCCTCTCCAGCCGCCAGGGCGCGCTCTTCACGGGCGACCAGGGTGGTTCGGCGCTGACGAACGCTGCGTTCGCTACCGACGCCATCACTCTCTTCGACGGCATCAGCCAGGCGAAGGAGACGATGGACAGCAAGAAGGTCCCGGTGGACAGCCAGCCGCTGTACGCCGCGCTCCGCACCACGGAGTGGTATCTTCTGAGCCGGTCGGACCGCAACCTTAACCGTGACTACAACGGTGGTGCGGCGAACATCAGCAAGCACACGCTGACGACCGTCGATGACATTTCGGTCATCAAGTCGAACAACCTGAACACCATGTTCGGTGTGGATGACAGCGCCAACGCTGCGATCCCCGCCGTGTACCGTGGTAACTTCACCAACACCCGCGGCATCGTGTTTACGCCCTATGCTGCGGCGACGGTTGTGGTCCAGGACCTCGGCTTCCAGATGGTCGATCAGCCCGAGAAGCAGGGTGTCCTGCTCATCGGTCGGCGCATGGTCGGCACTCGCCCGCTGCGGTCCAAGACCGCGGTCGAGCTGAAGATCGCGTAACGATCCCTGACGGGGGATGGGCTTCGGCCTGTCCCCCGTTTTTTCCTTTTAGGAGCCTCGCCCACATGGTGCTCTCACCCATGACGGACCTTGAGGCCGTCAACCGGATGCTTTCGAGCATCGGTCAGGCCCCCGTCAACACGATCCCCAGCTCCGGTGTGGGGGATGCCGCCAAAGCGGCCCAGCAGCTCCTTGAGACCGCACGCGACGTGCAAACGGTCGGCTACTGCTGGAACACCGACACGAATTACAATCTCACCCCAGACGCGGACGGCGCCATCCTGCTCCCTAACGGAGCCTTGGATGCGGACGCTTCCGCCCCCACCACGAACACGAGCGTCCGGATGCACCCCTCGAAGGGGGCGCTGGCGCTGTACGATATGGACAATCAGACCTTCGCTTGGGAGGTCGGGACCCCGGTCGCGGTGGACATCATCTGGGGCTTCGAGTTCAACGACCTCCCGCAGCCCGCTCGCGCCTACATCGCGACCGCCGCGGCTCGGAGGTTCCAGGCCCAGATTGTCTCCTCCCCGATCCTCGACCGCTACAACGAGGAGGACGAGGCCAGGGCCTTCATCTTGCTCCAGCGGTACGAACGCCGCTGCCGCGACACCAACAGCTTCCGGCGCAATCAGGGCTTCCAGAAGTGGATGGCTCGCCGGTTCTCATAAGGAGACCCTGAGTGCCGCTCACCACGCGCACCCTCCCGGCCTTGATGAACGGCATTAGCCGCCAGCCCGCGATCCTGCGGTCGCCGGACCAAACGGAAGATGAGCTGAACACCTGGGGCAACATCGCCACTGGCCTGTCTCGGCGTCCGCCGACGCAGACCGTCAGGAAGCTCACCGGGCTCACCCTGGGCGATGCTACCATCCACCACATCAACCGGGACATCAACGAGCGCTACCTGGTCCTCCTCGACGAGGGCTCAGTGCGGGTGTTCGATGAGGCGACCGGCGACGAGAAGACCGTCAACGCCCCGCTCGGGCTGGCCTATATGGACGCACCGGGTGGCAGCTACCGCGCCATCACCATCGCTGACTACACCTTCATCGTGAACACCGAGAAGGTTGTCGCGCTGAAGGGTCTGGCGGCGGACGAGAGCGCCCCTAACGCGGCCTGGAGGTTCCCTGGAGGGAACAACCCGACGCGCATGAACGCGGCCTCGGACTTCTACGTGTCGGGCGGCCTCCATCAGTACGCTCCGAACCCGACGAGCCCCGGCTCCGTGACGGGCACCGTGGCGGATATGACCAAGCTCCCGGACCCGCCGTGCTCCGGCTGCGTCTACAAGGTGCTCGGCGCCTCGGAGACCTCGTTCGTCTCGTACTACGTGCGTGGCGAAGGCTCCTATTGGGACGAGACCGTCAAGCCCGGCCTCAAGAACGCCCTCGACGAAGCCACCATGCCCCATGTGCTGATCCGCGAGAGCGACGGCACGTTCACAGTGGCGCCCTTCTCGTGGCAGCCGCGGCGCGTTGGCGACCTCGACACGAACCCCCACCCGCCCTTCGTGGGCCGGACGATCCGGGACGTGTTCTTCTATCAGAACCGCCTGGCGTTCCTCGTGGACGAGAGCGTCGTGTTCTCGGCAGCCGGGGACTACGGCGACTTCTACCGGCGCACGGTTCTCGACTACATCGACAGCGACACCCTGGCCGCCGCGGCGACCACCACTGACGTCGCGATCCTCGACTATGCGGTCCCGTTCGCGGATGGCGTCATGCTGTTCTCGCGCCAGCGCCAGCTCTCCCTCACTAACGGGGACAGCGGCCTGAGCGCCCACAGCTTGGCCATCCAGCCGGTGACCCGGTACGTCATGGCCCCCGAGGTCCGACCGGACCCGCTGGGCAGCCAGGTGCACTTCGTCACCGACGCGACGGGCTCAGCCTCCGTCCAGGAGTACACCCGCCTCGCGGGCGCCGATCCGACTGAAGCGGCGGACATCACCGCCCACGTCCCTGGGCTCATCCCTCAGGGCGTTAGTCAGATCATCTCGGCTCCGGACCTCGATGCGCTCTTCCTCCTCGTGAGGAACGCTACGGACCCCGCGCAGCAGACCAAAATGTACGCCTACCAGTTCTTCTGGGACGGCGATAAGAAGCTCCAGAGCGCCTGGCGCGTCTGGGACTTCGGGGACGGCAAGCCCCTCTCGGGCGCCTACCTCGACAGCGCTTTGCACCTCCTGGTCTCGCGCCCCGATGGGTACTTCCTGGAGAAGATCGAGCTGGCCTCTTCGGCGGTCAGCACGAACCAGGACCACGTCATCTACCTCGACCGCCAGGAAACCCTGACGGGCGTTTACGATGCCGTGGCGGACCACACCACGTTCACCACGGTCGGCCAACTGGACCCCGCCAAGGCGACCCTTGTGCGAAGCAAGGGCTCAGGCGCCGCGGAGAGTGTCATCAGCAACCCCACGGTGGTCGGTAACACCATCACCGTCACGGGCGATGAGACAGCCGCCCAGGTCACCCTAGGGAACGCTTACGAAACCTTCGTGACCCTCTCGCAGCAGTTCCCCCAGGATTGGCAGAGCAACCGTCTCACGACCGGCAGGCTCCAGCTTCACACCTTCACGGTGCGGATGGACAAGACGGCGTACACGCGGGCTCAGGTCTATCCCTACGGAACCGCTCCAGCGGGCCTCGATGCAGGCCTCGTGTTTACCGAGGAGTTCACCGGCAAGCTGCTTGGCAGCGCGGAGAACCTCGTCGGCCAGCGGGTCTACCAAACGACCTCGTTCACCTTCTCGGTGGCGGGTAACTCCAAGGAGGCAGTGGTGCAGCTCATCAATGACACGCCATTCGCCTCGACGTGGACCAGCGCGGAGTGGGAAGGCATGTACTTCTCCCGCGCGCTGTAATGGCGCGAGCCGTAAGCACGGCCTCGCTCGACCCTGACACAGTACGAGAGGCCCTGGAGCACATCGCCCAGGGTCTCCGTCCTGCCGACCTGGACGAGCTGAGGGCTACCCTCGGGCCAAATGAAGATCCGTTTTGGGCTCTCTTCGAGAGCTACGAGAACTCCGCAGCCACCTGGCTGATCCTCGACCGAACGAGCCTCCCCATTGGCATCTTCGGCGTGGCAGCCCACGCGGTCCCTCAGCTCGGGATAGCGTGGTTGATGGGCACCGAGGGGATGGAGCGCGAGGCGCTATCCATCGCTCGGCAGACCCCCGGCTATGTGGCGAAGCTGCATGATTACTTCCCGATACTCTGGGCCAACGTGGACGCGCGCAACGCGCTCTCGATGAAGTGGCTGGAGTGGGCGGGCTTCACCATCAACGACGCAAACCCCGCCTTCGGGCCGGAGGAGCGTCTCTTCCTCGAATACGCAAGGACCGCGTGAATGTGCCTTCCAGTAGCCCTCGCGATCCCGGTTGCCCTCGCTGCGGCGGGAACCGCGGTCAGCGTCATTGGCCAAATTCAGTCGGCCAATAACCAGGCCGCCGCCCTCAAGGCGCAGGCAGCCGCCAAGAACAAAGAGATTGACCAGCAGACCTCCGCGCAGATCGACGAGCGCCTCCGTGAGGCCCGGCGAGAGCAAGGCCGCATCATGGTGGCCGCGGGCGAGAGTGGTCTGAACACGGGCAGCCCGGTCGTCCAGGGCCTCCTCACGGACGCCTCGATGCAGGCCACGCTATCGAACCAGGAAAGCCTGGCGAACCGCGAGAGCCGCAGGCGGGCGACCATAGCGGAAGCCAACGCGATGATGCCCAGCAAGCCGACG